TCCTGTGATAGTTAGCATGCTAACCATTACCCTAGAAGAAAAGCCGGGGGCACTTGACCCCCGGCTAATACCTGCTATGCTATGCTATGCAGCGGCAGTGATTGTGAAGGCGGCCTTACCCCATGTTGGGCTGCTGCGGCTGTACCCACCTAGTACGCCTGCTATCAAGTCAGTGTGGCCTCCACCTAGGCGCTTGGCCTCTTTAAGGAATAGTGCGACACTCATACCCTTGACCATCATGCGCACGATATCGGCCCGCTTGCCGTTGGGGTTGCGTAGGTATGCCGGAAGGCACCCTTCCGCCACTACCCCTACAACCGGTCCCACATAAGCATTGGGGTTAGCAGCTAGGTATGCCGCAAGCGCGGCATTCTGAGCCTTTGGCATAGCTTCCTTAATGGCCTCCGGTACCTCGAAAGTAGTTGTCTTACTAGGCACCACTGTCTTAGTTGTCTTACTAGCTGTCTTAGACATAATTAGCTATCTACCTCATATGAAGTTACACAACTTACCCTCAGTATGCACTATTCGGGCCAGTGGTACTAGTCCCTATGGTGGATTATATACATGGTGTGATATATATACCACACTGCCCACTAGGCCCACCTGCCATCATTTGGTTCCCTACCTATTAGGGGCCTACCTATTAGGGGCCTGCCCATTAGGGCACTAGCTATTAGGGGCCTAAAGTCGCCAGGCCGGGCCGGGCCAGCCACGGCCCGCCAGTAACCGGCCACGGCCACAACCACGGCCACGGCCACGGTTAGCGACAAGCGACCTTGAAGCGACAAGCGACAAGCGACAAGCGACCTTGAAGCGACAAGCGACCTTGAAGCGACAAGCGACAAAGCGACCTTGAAGCGACCTCCGAGGGTATTCAGTACGGTCACGGTTCGGTCACGGTTCGGTCACGGTTCGGTCACGGTTCGGTCACGGTCCGGTCACGGCCAGGACCGGGCGAGTTTAATACACCCGCCCGGTTTACTCTAGTTACTCTTTGACTGGCCGTATGAGTATGGGACTAAGAGCTTCCCATTCTATCATGTACCAGCCACTACCAAGACGGCGATTTCTATACGCAGTAACACGTTCGTAAGGTCCAGAATAATCGAGATAAAACCATTTATCCCAATCATATGGATGCTCTTCCGTGTTACCAATTTCTGAAGTCCAGAATTTCGTATCCCAGTCCTTTTCCGGACAGTAAATTTTTAATTCGTCAGGAATAGGCGGTGGTGACTCGAGAGTTTCTGGGTCGAAGTATTCAAGATTCTTACCCTCAAATTCTAGAGAGAGGAGGTCCATGATGATTTTATCTTTTTTACCCTCTACAGGTTCTTGCTCTTTTCCTTGAAGCCTTAAGATCTCATCTTCAAGAAAGAACGGATAGGTAGTGAGGTCAACCTTTTTCCATTTTCCATTAAGCATTTTTACCTCCGTGGTTAGTTACCGTTACCCTTAATAATAAACCGGGCGAGTTTAATACACCCGCCCGGTTTACTCTAGTCACTCGTCATTGATTAAAGCTACATACCAGTCGCCTGTATCACCCATACCCGCGTAAATTGCATCGGGCGAGCTTTGATCAGCAACACTGTCTCCCAGCCAGTCAGATATTTCTGATGGACGGAGGCCCAGGTCTTTGACCCACGCCGCATCGGGTATAGGTGAGTAGCCCTTATCTGCAGGATTAAGAACTACATTAATAACATGGTCCCTTAATTTACTTATATCGCGCATTTTTACCTCCTGGTTAACTACCGTTTAACCCCTAAAGTATAAAAAGGGCGAGTTTGATACACCCGCCCTTTTTACTCTAATTACTGGTTGAAGTCGTATGTTTCATACTCCTCAACAGTTAGTTTTTTGATCGGTATACCGTATATACAGTCGGTGAGGTCGATCTCGCCGTCTTGATCAAGTAGTACGGTAGTGAGATCAATATACGGCTCGCCATCTTTATGAAGAACACGCAACTCATACATAACGCCATCCTTTTTATCGAACAGCTGTACCGGCTTATCTTGATAAGCTAACATCTTTTACCTCCTGGTTAACTACCGTTTAACCCCTAAAGTATAAAAAGGGCGAGTTTAATACACCCCCCTGGTTTACTCTAGTTACTCAGTGTTAATCCCAGTGCGGTATGTTAATCCCAAGTGCGGTATGTTAATCCCAGTGCGGTATGTTAGTGCCAAGTGCGCTTCAGATCTGAAAGATCGTTATGATGGTAGGGTTAGGTATGGTTAGGTTAGGTATGGTTAGGTTAGGATGGGTCAGATCTAAGCGATCTAAGCGATCTAAACGACGACAGACAAGCGACGATCAAAAAAAGACCCCGCCGGAGCGGGGCCAGTGCCACGTAGTCAGGGAGGAAGTTGAGATTCTACGTGGTGTAAAGAGTTATGATCGACTGACCGTAAAATTTAGAGGCTCGGCTGAACCCACCAGCAAGGTGAGCCGCAACATCGCGCTCGCCACCACCGTTAGCGCGGGCAAATGTAAGGATCTCCTTAGCAACGCCACCTTGATTAATGCGCTCCGAGATGTTAAACCGCTTACCACCCTGACGGCGGAGAAACGGTGCGGACTGGCCAACCTCATTAGGCACGATACGCGCCTTAGGATTCGCGGCGAGAAAAGCACGAACCGCCTTATCCTGCTCGCCCTCAGTCGCGGCGAGAAAATCATCGGAAACCTCAAAAGTTGAATTTGATTTCTTAGCAGCCATTGGTCTTTCTCCTTTCTAATGGCACGTTAAACGAATACCGCTTAACTATGAAGAACTATAAAGTAACACATTATCGGAGTAAAGGGCTGTTTCGTCTTTATTTATCGCCCTTTTCCAGTGCCTTTCGGAGTCTGGCCCAGTCATAACGGTACTCCAATCTCAACAATGGGGGGACCTCGGGGATCTTCATGTCCTTCAAATCTTTCACTCTAGAACCGGAAAACAAAAACAAAGGAGTCCTAGCTGCCTCCCTTGCTAAGATGAAAGATACACCACTATGACGCGCCCTTGTGAGATGCCAGGCGACCTGATGGGGCGACAAGACGACCCGTTTATTTTTTATTATCTTGAGTTCTACCCAAAACTCCCCAAATTCAGCGCACCCATTTAGATCCGGCACTCCAGGAGTGGACCACGACTCAATGCGAACCCAGTGGATGTCCGTAATGTTGTCCCGTAAAAGATGCCACAATTTAGACTCAGGTTTGGCTGACATCTTTATAGTCACCTTCGACCACTTTTTTAATCGCTCCATCGGTTTCAAGATCAAGCTGTTCTAGGCGACGAATGAGGTCGTCTTTACTCATGGCATTGATGTGGGCGTGGAGAACTTCTTTCCTATCCACATAGAGGCCCCCTACTTTACCACGATGGGTTTCGGCATTGATCGCAGCACTAAACTGGTTGTTTGCCGCCGCTTTATCGCGTAGGTCACCCAAGTCTCTGAGATGACCTTCGTAGCTGATCTCGTATTTCTTAGACAGTTCTTGCCTGAGCTCGTTGATGTACGCCGCAACATGGGGGAACTTCCCGATGTGCAGCAGTTCACAGGCCCTGACCGCCGCTGATGATTCAGCGTACCCAGCGCGTCTAGCTGATTCAGTGTTGGAGCACCGACCGAGCACTACTTCTTCAGCGAACTTCTTTTGACGAGGCGTGAGCGGTTTCGCGAGGACAGGATTGACAGTTTCGGTTTTCCTTTTAGGCATAATCACCCCTATATATGACTCGAGAAGAGCCCTCTCTTTCCAATGTTGACCGTCACGGCAGTCTGAACGACATATTGGTACATGACCACCAATAAGTACCAATAGGATGTACCAATACTTAACAATCGCCCATACTTCAAGGACTTAGCGCCTTTCTTATTGGCATATTGGTAAAAGCTCTCCCAAAATTTTTTCATTCCGCTCCTTTCTCGAGCTATATATAGGTACTACTTAAAGAGGACTGAGTAAAGATTATGCAGCAGAAAGAAATTGGGGGGTGGGCGAGTACTGACCGATGATTCACCACGAGGCGCGATAGAATACTGACCGAAGCGCCGAACTATCCGGCATGGGGCACG